CATATGTCAAGCCCCCTGTTTCTCAGCGTATATTCCCGGTTGCGTCTTTTCGTCTCTGCGAATGTCGGGTATGCCATTTCCGCTGAAATCAATGCCGTCCTTGCCGCGTCCAGTATTGCATTTGCCTTATTCCATGCTGCCTCATCCGTGCCGCTTTCCGTTGCCTTTACTGCTTCCAGTGCCGCCTTGTATTCCTTGTCTGCCTTTGCTCTCTGTGTGTTCATTGTGTTTCCCCCTTTCTTATGATCTAAATATAACATAAACGACTTATGATGTCAACAACAAAATACAAATAATCGAAAAAACAAAAATTCCCGAAAAAACACAAAAATAAGTGGTTTTGGCGTATTGCTAATATATAATACAAACAAATGAGAGGCGATACTACCGACATAAAACGCAAACCCGGACGACCACGCATAAAGCCTGAAGTCAAACCCAAGGCAGGCCGTCCATCCCAGTACGACCCGCGCTATGTAAGCGTTGCAGAAGGAATGTGTAAGCTAGGATCTACAATAGATGAGTTGGCTGAATCATTCGGAATAGCGGTATCAACATTATATACGTGGATGCGTGACCATGAAGAATTTCGCAATGCTATAAATACTGCACAAGACGAGTTCGACAATCACCGCATAAAGAAGTCATTGCGTGATCGTGCATTGGGTTACTACTGGCAGGAGAATACGGTCGAGACAATGGAGATCGAATGCGAGAAGGTAACGAAGGAAGGCGCGACGATACGAGATGATAAAGGACGTAAGGTATTGGTTCGCGTACCTGCAACGAAAACAAAGACAAGGAATGCACACGTGCCCGCCGATCCTGCATGTGTGTTCTTTTGGTTGACGAACAGAGACAGGGAGAAGTGGCAGCATGTTCGTGTGAATAAGGTTGAAGGCAAACTCGATATGCCAGCAATGGTCGAGAACAATTATTACGACCTGACGGATCTGAAAGAGGACGAACTTGAATCGCTCAGACACACACTTGCAAAAGCAATCGAGCAAAAGCAGAAACGTGAATCCAAAGATATGCAATCTGGAAACGCGTGATCTTCCGTCGCTCGATCAAATAGACAAGGTGTTGGCTGAGAAGTACCTTCGTCAATTCATACGACAGTCATGGCATATAGTAGAACCGGGCGCAACGTTCGTTAATAACTGGCACATCGATGCAATATGCGACCATTTGCAGGCAGTAGCATTATCATTCACGAACGATGCAATAGAACGAGGCAAGTTAGAGGGTACGGTACAAGCAGGTGCCATTCGACGTTTGATCATCAATATACCTCCGCGACACATGAAGTCGTTGAGCGTTTCAGTTATGTTTCCAGCGTGGCTTTGGGCGAGGTTGCCTTGGTTACGTTTCCTTTTCATGTCTTATGCAGAATCGTTGTCCATACGTGATAGTGTAAAGTGCAGGCGCATCATCCAATCGGACTGGTATCAGGCACGATGGGGCGCATACGCACCGAAGCCAAAGAAAGGCATTGAAGATCGTCGTGTGATATTGACAGGCGACCAGAATGCCAAGTCTCGATTCGAGAACACGCAGACAGGACAACGTATTGCATCATCCATCGATGGTATGGCAACAGGTGAAGGTGGCGACGCAATCATTGTAGACGATCCTCACAACGTAAAGGATACGCAGTCAGTATCAGGTACGGCGTTGAACAATGTTATTAACTGGTGGGATGAGGTCATGCCCACTCGTTTGAACGATCTGAAGACAGGCGTCAAAGTCATTATCATGCAGCGCTGTCACGAAAAGGATTTGACAGGGCATATACTGGGCAAAGAGCACGATTATGAGCATTTGTGTTTGCCTGCGCGATTTGAAGTAGATCACAAGTACAAATGGGCGGCAGATCCTCGATCGATAGACGGTGAAGTGTTGTGGCGAGGCAAAGTAGACGAAAAGGAATTGACTGAGCTGGAAAAGGATTTATCGTCGTATGCAAAGGCCGGACAGCTTCAACAAAGACCTGCACCGCGTGAAGGCGGAATGTTAAAGCGGGAATGGTTCGAGATTGTTCCCGCTGATCGTGTACCGAAGTTTACAGGTCGCTTGCGTTGGTGGGATATGGCAGCGACAAAGAAGGTGGCAACGAATGATCCCGACTTCACATCGGGCGCATTGCTCGGTATCACGGCAGAACAAGAAGTATATATCATAAACGTCAATAGTTCGCGTGAGTCCTCTTTCAGCACTGAGAAGTTAATCAAACAGACAGCGGAACTCGACGGTAAGGCAGTAGCGATATGGATGGAACAGGAACCGGGAAGCGCAGGCAAGACGATATGCGAACAATGGTTGCGTAAGTTAATCGGATATGCGTTCAGATACGAGCCATCGACAGGCGCTAAGGAAGCATTCGTTGACATATTCAGTGCAGGCGCAGAACGCGGTATCGTGAAGATTGTAGGCGCACCTTCGGGAGGGATGACTCCAACGTGGATTGAACCGTTCCTCGATGAAGCGTGCGCATTCCCGAACGCAGCGCACGATGATAAGGTTGAATCGGTAGCGAAGGCATATTGTAAGATCACAGCAAAGGGACAAATAGGAATGAGAGTTATCTAAGAAGGAGGAATAACGAATGTCAGCAAGAACAGCGATCACGCTTATAGCAAGCTCACCTGTATTCACGAGTGAGATCATTGTCCAAGGGATGCAACGGCTCAACGTGTCGATCAGAATGGGTAGTGTAGGTGTATCCGATCCTGTATTGTCCACATTCAGCGGAATCATTACGTTACAGCGTCAGTTTGCCGATGAGTCAGGTTCGGGCGTGTGGCGTGATGTTCAGGCGTGGACAATCGCCGCAGCATCAGCAATGGGTGGTGGCGAAGAGGTGATCACAACGAGTCCCGAACCTGAGACGGTGACATACCGCATAGGTGCAAAGTCGGGCGAGTATTACAGCGTAGGTGCGGCGAACGTGAGGTTAGGCACAAGCGGAGGCGTATAATGTCAGGCAATATATGTTATGCTGGCGAACGCTTTGGTAACGCGGCAATTTACACATATTCCAGCGGAGTGTCGGTCGTCTGTACATCTGCTAATGTTTATTATCAGGTAGCAAATCTTGTGCAAGGTCACTGGACAGCGGTTGATGGCGATTTATTGCCAGCAGCGGCTACTGCAAGCTTTACCGTATTGAGGACGGGTTGTTACACTATATCGTTTTCAGTATCTGCAAGTTCAAATAAGGTGGCTAAATTACACGCTGATGTATTTGTTAATGGGGTAGAGGAAAAACAGATTGCGGCTGAACGCGATATTAGTACAGTGGGACAAGTCGGCAACTTTGGCGCATCTGGTAATAGAATGTTGCAGGCAGGCGATATTGTTACGATAAAAATAGAATCAGATACTAATGCAACCATTGTCACGTTTGAGCATCTTAATATACATATAAAACGCGCATCACGACCATAGGAGACATATATTAATGGATCAATTAATTCTTGTTGCAATCGTAAGCGCAAGTCTAGGATCACTTGTTCCTATGTTTTGGAAGAAGGTGATCGGCACGAAATACTTGACGCTAACCGAACTCAAGGCAAACGTATGTACGAGCTGCAACAAGGATTTAGAAAAGCTCAGAGAAGACGTTCTCCATGCAACAACGGAAGACCGGAGGACAGAGATGAAGCAATTAAAAGACGACATGAATGATAAGTTGTCGAAGATCATGGGCATCATGCTCGTCTTAGCGCTGAAGGAAGAAGGCCGAGCGCTTACCGCAGACGAGCGACAAGAAATCATAAAGATGGCGACCGGACAAAAGGGGTAAACTGATGATCATTCGACGAGAAGGTGCGACATTCGACGAGAAGCAGGAGAAGGTTCTCAAAGACATTGAATTCTTCTCAGTCGGTTACACGCTCACAGCAACACGCGGGCATAGTTCACCACTTGAGCAATTACGCATCATTGAGTACTATGCGAAGCAAGACGGCGTATTACTCAAGCCGTTCGTTCGAGACGACCTGTATTCCAAGGCTGTAGTGGCAGGAAACGAGGTTTTCCTCTGGCAACCTACATGGAGTGCGTTGTTGCATTTGTTTCACATGTCGAAGGGAAGGAAGGGTAAGAAGATCAATCCTCCTCTCGCTGCTGAATGCCTCGATGACTACGTGGGCAGTGCAGGCGTGAACATGAAAGGCAAGATTATATATCCGAGTCCTCATATCGCAGGCGGTAAAAGCGGAATGTGGCCTATCGACTTCAGCGGGCGAGTAACACCTACGGGAGGAGTTGAATTAAACAGTCTTGATATTGTCGCCGATGTTATACACGAAGCGCAATTGTCAGGGGTGCCGATAAAGAACATAACCATCGAGCAAGGGAATAATTGTGTGCATGTGGATCTGAAGGAGATAGCATGAGCAAGTTCAATCCGTTTATCGAGCTGATGAAGTCGGTATTGCCATCGCGTATGCAGGCTAAGACGATTATGTGGTGGATTACCGTGAGTACATTCGCCATGTGTTGGTATGTCACCTTGCATTATAAAGACGGTGCGCGTTTGGACGGAGCAATTGCCATGATATACGGAATTGCTGTCGGTGCGTTTGCCGGTAAGAAGATAACGGATACGATCACCGATCGACGGATTAAACCTCGTCCGGCACCTGATACAGATGAAGGAGGTTTGTAATGTTTAACGCCCTCGGCAGATACGCCACCGTCGCCCTCGTCGCCTTCCTCGCCGGGCTGCTGGCCATGTACTACGCCGTGTCCGGTTTCCTGAACCCCAGCTCCAGGACCCTGGACCCTGCCCTCGTCTCCCGCGTGACCGTCACGTCGCAAGCGCCGCTGCAGGGGCTGAACAAAGCCGAGGCGAAAAAGGCCGGGCTGATCTCCAAGGACGTGGCAAAAGACAAAGACAAGGCCGTGCTCGCTGCCGGAACAGTTTCCGACGACTCTGGCACCAGCACCGTAGCCGCCGTGCTCAATACGACAGACGGCAGCACGGCGCTGGAAGTGCAGCGGCAGCTCTCCGAATGGATGAACCGTCATGAAATTGGTCTCGGAGGGACAACAGGAACACTCGGTACAGGCGGTGCGTTCTCATATCGCAAGACTTTTGGCCGGGCAACATCGCTATACGGAGATGTCCGCGTGGATGCGTGGAAGTGGCGGTTCGGCCCCCGGCTGGATGACGGCCATAAATACGACGGCCAGGTGTCGGCGCTGGCGACGTGGAGATTTTAACGGCGGTTGTCTTGCAATGGACAGTGAATAAAATAGAGGATTTCAATATGGACGTAATTAAAAGTGAAACTCAAGATGGTTCGTATGTAAAAATTGCATTATAAAGCTAAGAATAGAAAAAAAGCTACTGCTCTTTTTTCTTCTGACATGGATGCATCGAAAATCATTACAAAGCTCGATGGGTATGCCATCGTACCAAGAGAAGAGTATGAGTCTCTTATAAGGTTGCAAGAAAAACACAGAAGTTAGTCCGCATCGGCGACCACCTGTTTTCGGCTCCTGGAGGTTTTAAATAATGGCCATCTACTACGTTCGCGCCGACGGTTCGGCAACCAAGGTAAATGCAATAGGTCCCGCAACGGACGCGACGAAGTGCATGTCGGTAACGACATTTAATGCGTCCACCTTTGCGGCGGGCGACACTATAAATTTTTCCGCGCAGGGCGGAACGTACAGCGACGGAACGTCAATCATCCTCCCCAGCTCAGGGTCCAGCGCGCTTGCAAAGATCACCTACCAGGGCCTGGCAGACGGTACCGGAGGGGCCTTCCCGTCCATTATCAAGTCTGGACTCCCGGTCAGCAATCCCTCGCGTTCATACGTTATTTTTCGCAATTTCGGAATAACGAATACCGGGGCTGCCGGCTGGGGAGTCGGGATCAGCGGGGCCGGCGCAACCGATGTGACTTTGGATTACCTGGACATCTCCGGTAGCGGGTATGGGGTGAATGCGCAGGCGCCCGTTAATACGCTCCTCATCGATCATACGACCTGCTCAACGGCTGCCTCGTATTTTATCTATCTTGCAGGCAATCCGAGCAGCAACATAACCATTCGGAACTCATCCAACATCAGCACCGTAGGCGGGGTCCTGATCAGATATGCCACCAACGTGACGGTGCAAAACAATACGCTGTATTCTATCGGCGTCGTGCCGGATCTGGAGCTGCGGGATTGCGCCGGAGCCTTATTGATACAGAGCAATACTATCCCGTCTACCACGGGTAGCGGCAACGGAATTTTGCTTACCGACAGCACCATGACGGGATGGATACAGCAAAACACGGTCAGCAATGTGGCGGGCAGCGGTCTCAGAACAGTTAACTCTCATGGCCCCATAATCGTATACCGAAACACGATCGACGGCTGCACCGCTGCCGGAATGTATTTCACCATGGGATCGTCGGGCTTTACCGTGCTGGAAAATCTCTGCCAAAATAACCGCGAAGACGGATACAAAACCGATGTCGGGTCGTATGACATCACGTTCAGATATGATATTGCTAAAAATAACGGCAACAAATTAACAACATCTGGCGGTGACGGCTTCACCTCGCATCAGACCGACTATAACATTTTTATCGAATACTGCCTTTCTATTTTGAATACGGCATCTGGATACGCCATGGTCGGAACGAGCAGCGGTCATATATACAACTCCATCGCCGCCGGCAACGGCGGAAACTGGAGCTTGGAAGGCGGAGGAAAATTGGACCAGGTCCGGGGCGGCTTCTACCTCCCGCTGGGCGGATTGAATCCCACGACCGGAACGGGCTGGACCCTGAAGAACAACATCGGCATGGGGAATTATCCGCGAGAGGTGCTGCTGACCGATATTACCAGCGGATTCACGGTCATGGACAACAACTGCTACATGCCGCTTGACCCGGCCCGGTTCGCGTCCATAGACCAGGGGCTGAGTGATATAGGGTGGGGCGACTACCACATAATAAATGCGCAGGAGCCGCTGAGCATAAATGCAGATCCGAAGTTTGTAGATTCGGATAATGAAGATTTTTCTTTGCGCTACGATTCTCCATGCAGACATATCGGTGCAGTTTTGGGGGATGCGTTTAAGCTTGGGCTGAACAATAGCTCTGTCTGGCCGGATGGCGTGCTGTTTTATGGTCAAGACGGTACGTGGGATATCGGTGCGTATCCCTACCGCATAGATACGGATATCCAGACCATCCTCGACCGCATAGAATCCACCCTCGCCGCCGACGTCACCGTCATACAGACAGACATTGCATCATTGCTTGCGTCAATCATTGCATCGGGTGGAATTGGCGGCATTATCACAGGTGTAGTCGATGCAGGAGTAACGGTGTCGAGCTCATTCCGTCCGATTAGTATGGAGAAGGGCGAAAAGAAAGTACTCGTATATGAGATAAAAGAGAACGACGTAGCAATCGACGTGAGCGCGTATACATTCCAGTTCGGCGTGAAGCGTGATTTGTATGACACAACGTATGCTTTTGAGGCCGTTGCAGGGGTTGTCACAGCAAACGCAGATGGAGTCATGTCCGTGGTAACATTTATCATTCCTGCGGCATCAACAAAAGCATTGGCCGTCATTGAATCGGGGCGCTATTCGGTAGGCATGTATGACGGAACAGGAAACAAAGCGGCATTGACTCCTCCGGGCGGAGTCGAATTCAGGTTGACGGAGGATATACTCGATGTCGCTTAAAACAAAGATAATGAATTGGTTCAGCAAGAAAGAAAGCGCATTCTCGGGCGTGATGCTTCCGGGAGGTACACGTGCGGTATGGTCTGAGAAACGATATGACAACTATGCAAAGGAATCATATCTCAAGAACGTCATAGCGTTTCGTTCTATCGTTATGATTGCTCAAGCAGTCGCGTCGATCAAGTGGTATGTATACAAACAAAGCGCAAGCGGCAAGTTGACTGAGGTTGAGAATCATCCGATAACCCAAGTATTGAAAAGACCTAATCCTTATGATTCGTTTTCATTCTTCATGGAGAAGATGACAGCGTTTCATGTATTGACGGGAAACGCATTCATAGAAAAGGTGAGTCTTTCGACGGGATCACGTGCAGGCACGCCTCGTGAATTATACACGCATCGTCCGGATCGTATTCAGAAGATCCTTGTTGATGCAAACGGAAGATTGACAGGGTACGAATATCGAGGACCGGGAGGCGCACGCACGATCGAGGTAGACGCAGTTACACAGAGAAGTAACATGCTCCACATTAAAGGATTCAACCCTCTTGATGATTGGTGGGGTGCGGGTCCGAGTGAAGCAGCGAGCAGAGACATTGATACGGACAACGAGGCGACAGAGTGGAATATGCGCCTCTTGCAGAACAATGCACGCCCGGGATTAATGCTCATGTTCAAAGGATCGATGGGCGATGAACAGTTAAAGCACCTTAACGAGATGATGAATGATAAGTACACAGGAGCCGCGAACGCAGGAAAGAATTTGATACTTGAGAACGTAGCAGACGGAGCAGACGTGAAGCCGTATGGATTCAGCCCTTCGGAGATTGATTACATCGAAGGTGGACGTGAGAAGGCGAGACGCATTTGTTTAGCATACGGTGTGCCGCCTCAGCTTCTGGGTATCCCGGGAGACAATACATACGCAAACTACGAACAAGCACGTCTTGCTTTCATGGAAGACACGGTGCTTAATTATGTTCGTCGATACAACGAAGAGTTCAATTGGTGGTTGTTTGCTGAAGGCGATCAGCATGTTCTTGTTCCCGACCTCGATGAGATTGCCGCATTGAGTCCGAGACGGAAAGAACTATGGGATCGTGCAAACGGCTCAACCTTCATAACCGAGAACGAGAAGCGCGAAATGGTAGGATACGATACAGTAGGCGAAGAAGGAGACGTGATACTTGTACCGGCAAGCATGGTTCCGCTTGATCAGGTGACAAACCCGGTGGATGAGTCACTTGATGAGCCTCCTGCGAAACCTCCTAAGAAGCCTGTTGACGATGCAAAGAAAGACGAAGATCTCGACGATGAAGCATATGGTGGATAATGTTCGACATTCAGAATGAGGCGTCGAAGGCGAGATGGCAACGGATACTTGTCAACAAGATGATCCGTCTGGAAGCGGCAATGCGTGTCGAGTTGAAGACTCTGATGATTCGGCAGGCTCACACAGCCGCGGATTTTGTGCAGCATGGGATCACGAATGTAGACGCCGTACTCGATCGAGACGTTCCGATATTGGGAGTGATATTAATTCGCCATTACAGGAGAACAGCGACAACATTCAGCGAAGACGTATTCAGAGAGATTGCAAAACTAAAGGCAGAAGCGCCGCAAGAGCAGAAAAGTATGCGCGACGATTTCTGGATGTTCTTCAATCAATGGGCAAGGACGCACGCGGCAAGCAAAGCGGTAGGATTGAACAACGTCACGAAGAAGTTAATAGCACGACAGATAAGCAGAGGCCAACACGACGGAATGAGTTATGGAGAAACGGCAAACCTCATACGAACTAAGATTCCTGCATTGTCGATCGAACGTGCGAAACGTATAGCGAGAACGGAAGTACATACAGCCTCAACATTGAGCACAGACAAAGCGGTTGAGTCAACAAGGTTGAAGTTTGAGCGCGAATGGGTATCGGTACTTGATGAACGGACGCGCTTCTCTCACATACGGGCGAACGGACAACGAAGAGGACAGAACGAAGCATTCGATGTGGGTGGGGAGAAGTTGATGTACCCCGGTGATCATAAAGGAAGCGCGGCGAACGTGATCAATTGCAGATGTGCGTTGTTGTATCATCGAGTAAAAACAGTTCAAAGGAGGTCGTCTAATGTTAATTGAACGCAAGTCGCGTGCTCGCGAAGAATTCATGGAAATGCCGTTCGAGGTGCGTGCAGAAGACGTACTCGAAGATGGACGTATAAAAGGGTATGGTTCATTGTTCGATAAGATGCCGGACAGCTATGGTGATCTTGTTGCCAAAGGCGCATTCAAGAAAACAATTGCCAAAGGCGGACGCAACGGTACAGGAATTCCGATACTGTGGCAGCACGACACGAAGAATCCCCTTGGTTTGTGGGATGTAATACAAGAGGACGCCAAAGGATTGTACATGGAAGGGACGTTAGACCTCGACATCCCTGAGGGTAAGCGTGCGCACTCGGGCCTCAAGAAGAAGTACATTCGCGGTCTGTCGATAGGCTTCAATACAATCGGTTATACGATTGACGAGAAGAAGAAACTGAGAACGCTCACGGAAGTCGATTTATGGGAGACATCAATTGTGACTTTCCCTGCAAAGACATCCGCGCAGGTTGCAGTGGTAAAAGCTTTGGAACAGGCTACGACTAAGATTGAGGTAGAGGACATCCTGCGCAATGCAGGACTTTCTCGTACCGAAGCAAAGTTCATAGTCAGCAGGATGCGCTTCGATGGCCTGCGCGAGGCAGGACGCGAACGGAACGAAGAGGCGATGCATTCGCTTCTGCAAGGACTCAAACAGATCAACACGGAACTTGGATTAAAGTAAAAACGAAAAGGAGGGTACAAATATGAAGCATCAGTTTTCAAGAGGGGGCAACAGTGTCCTGGTGGACGATCGCCGCCCGAAGTTTGAAGTAAAGGACGGCGAAGGCGGATCGACCACGACCACAGAGCCGGATGTGGTAGCAGGTGTTCTGGAAGAAGTAAAGAAAGTGGGCGCATTGTCGCAGAAGAGCCACGACGAAGCACAGCGTCTGTATGCGGACGTGAAGAAAACCCTTGACGAGCACAAGGGTAAACTGGATGCGATGGACGCCTCGAAAGTCAACAAGCAGATCGAGGATATCTTGACCAGACAGGAACAGGCCGACAAGGAAAACGTGAAACGCATGGACGCGCTTGATATTGCCATGCAGCGTGTCGGAAAACAGGCACCTC